ATTGTCGGTGTGTTCAATGGTGTACAGTACACTGATCCCACAACTAAAGAGCAGGTTTATAGCAATTACTATCCTGCCAGCACAAACGCTTCAGATTTGATTGCGTTTGTTATTGATGACCCCAACGTAGTTTACGAAATCCAAGCAGACGCAGCATTTCCAGTTGCGGATCTCTTCGGCAACTTCGACATCGTTTATACCTCTTCAGGTTCAACTGTCACAGGAATTTCTGGAGCAGAGCTTGAAGTATCAACTGGCGCAACAGGCACTAGCTTGCCTATCAAAGCCATCGATATTTCAGAAGATCCTGAGAATAGTGATGTAGCATCAGCAAACACTAACGTGCTGGTAGTCATCCAAAACTCAATTTACGGCGTTAAAGGCGCCGGCTTAGCTTAATAGGAGGTTAGATAATGGCTATTTCAAGAGCACAACTTGCTAAAGAGCTAGAGCCGGGTTTGAACTCGCTCTTCGGCCTTGAATACAACACCTATGACCAAGAGTACACAGAGATCTTCAGTGTAGAAGATTCTGATCGCGCTTTTGAGGAAGAGGTTTTGCTGACTGGTTTTGGCTCCGCGCCAACTAAGTCAGAGGGCCAAGGCGTACAGTTCGATAACGCAAACGAAAGTTACACAGCGCGGTATACGCACGACACGGTTGGGTTGGCATTTGCCCTTACAGAAGAAGCGGTGGAAGACAATCTTTACTCGTCACTGGGTAAGCGATACACCAAAGCACTTGCACGATCTATGGCTAATACCAAGGAAGTGAAAGGTGCTGATGTATTGAACAACGCTTTCAGTAGTTCGTTCACAGGTGGTGATGGAGTGTCGTTAATTAACACTGCACATCCATTGGCTGGTGGCGGCAGTGCTGCTAACCGCGCGTCGACAATGGCAGACCTGAATGAGACATCCTTAGAAGATGCGTTAATCGACATTTCCACGTTCACTGATGACAGAGGTCTAACGATTTCTGTTCAGGCAACCAAGCTTGTGGTTCCCCCACAATTGGTTTTTGTTGCTGACAGAATCTTGAATTCTGATGGCAGAACTGGAACTGCTGACAACGACATCAACAGCATCAAGAATACTGGAGTAATCCCCGGTGGTTACACAGTGAATCATTATCTAAATGATCCAGATGCTTTCTTCCTTCTCACCTCAGTTACTGAGTCAGGGGAAGGTCTGAAGATGTTCCAAAGAACTGCGATGGAAACCTCAATGGAACCTGATTTCTCAACAGGTAACATTCGGTACAAGGCCCGTGAGCGGTACTCCTTCGGCTTCTCTGATTGGAGAGGCGTGTATGGTTCACAAGGCGCATAAAAAGAAAGGGGCGAAAGCCCCTTTTTTATTAACCTTAATAGTGTCGTTATGCAAGCATTTATAGTAATGTATTAAGACTTGCAATTAACAATAGTTTATGTATAATGTCTTTGAACTCAAAGGAAACCAAGCATGGAACAATTAGTCAAAGACGTAGAACAAAGACTTGAGTCATTTTTGATCAAGTCAGAAGCTGCTCGAAAGGCTTATCAGGATCGCGTGATTGCCAAAGGCGAATCCTTGAACGATGGCTTGAAGCCAACCATAGGACTTAGTGGGCGATTACACGCGCCACGCGATTATTACATTTATGAGTGGGATCTCTATGGCACTTTGCAAGAAAAAGAGTTTATGGCTGGAGAGTTTTTGCCTTGGGACACAAACGAGCCAGATGTTTATCAGATGCAGTTTGATGGAAAAAGCAATGGCAAAAGAATTGATTACGTTGATGCTGTAATGGCTGACAGGTTGGAACGAGCATTTTCTGCTTTGCCAATCAACGTCAGTAAGGGCAGAGAGTTTGAGTCTGATGGCAAGTATTTGTGCCACGTTTATGTCAACACCAGATGCACAGAAGCGTTTGAGATGATCGAAGATTTTGTTTATGGGCCACGAAGAGAAGCTGCTCGAATCAAGAAAGAAAAAGAAGAAGCAATCTACGAGGCAGCAGAGCCTGTACCAACTGGCAGGGTGGCAATCACTGGCACAGTCTTGGGAACCAAGGCGCATGAAACACGATTTGGCACTGTGTTCAGAATGTTGGTTCAGGATGACAGGGGATTCAAGGTTTATGGTTCAATACCAGCTTCCTTGCCAAGTCCCAAAGGCAGAACAGTCACGTTCATGGCAGCAGTTGAGCCTTCTGATGATGATCCAAAGTTTGGATTTTTCAAAAGGCCAACCAAAGCTGAGTTCACAGATTCAATTGAGGAGATCGCATGAGAATAGAAGGAAACATAGTTGAGGCAGCAGTAGGTAAAGAGTGTCACGCAACAGAAGAAGATTATTACGCCAGAGAATATGGAGATCGTCAGGAGTATGACCCAGTTGCAGACAAAACTTTTTACAGCATCATTGCGAAGACTGAGGAAGGTAAAGTCTTTAGACATCAGTATGGTTTTTGTTTAGACGATTACAAAAAAGCTGAGGCGTTTGCCAAGAAGATTAACGAAACAGATAGAGAATGGAACGAAGATTGCTGGAGATTTGATCGTTACATTTATGGGTCTGTCGCTTTTCAGAAAAACGAAGCACACGCAAATTACATGATGATGGACGAAGAAGAGAAAGCATTTCATTATGGCTAATTTTAGCCTAAACTTGTGTGGTCATTATGGCGAGAACAATAACGTTCAAGCTGGTTCAACAACATAGGAGAACTGTACATGACTACTCATTTTACAAGTGGAGTAACAAACGTTTCAGCAGATGGAACGCTTGGTAAATTAAAAGCTCCTGCACCTCACAAATATCACTCGTACTTCAACGACTTTGACACTTACCTAGCAAGTGACTGGACAATCACAACAACAGAAGGTGGATCTGGAAACGCCAGTGAAGCTTTGACTGATGGTGATGGTGGTCTGCTGCTCATCACAAACGATGACGCTGACAACGATCATGATTTTTTTCAGCTTGTCAAGGAAGGATACAAGTACGAGTCTGGTAAGCAACTAGCGTTTCACATGCGATTTAAAACAAGTGATGCCACACAATCAGACATTGTTGCTGGCTTACAGCTAACAGACACAACTCCTCTGGATGTCACAGACGGCATTTTCTTCTTGAAAGAAGATGGAGCCACAACTGTCACGTTTATTGTTGAAAAAGACAGCACACAATCCACTTTAGATTTGGGCACTGCTTTGGCTGACGATACCTTTATGACTGTTGGGTTCTTGTATGACCCCAAAGATCAGAAGTTTCATGTATTCCAAAACAACGTTTTAGCTGGAACAGTTGTAAGCACAAATGCACCAGATGACGAAGAGTTAGCTTTGTCTTTTGGTATTCAAAATGGTGCTGCTGCTGCAAAGACTTTGACAGTTGATTACGTTGGTGCGTACAAGGAACGAACTGCTGTCACTGAACTTTAACAGGAGGTGAACGATGGCTGATGCCGTAGCTTCACAAACTATCCAAGATGGTGAGCGCACTGCTGTTTTAAGATTCACCAATGTCAGTGATGGCACTGGTGAGTCTGCTGTTAAAAAAGTAGACGTTTCTGCTTTGGCTACAAACTCACTGGGTCAAACTTGCACTGAAGTACATATTCAGCGCATTTACTGGGCGACAGTGGGCATGTCAGTAAAGTTGGATTTTGACGCAACCTCGAACGTGTTAGCGATTGGGTTGCCAGCAGATTCGACAGGTGACGAATACTATGACAATTTTACTGCGATCCCAAACAACGCAGGATCAGGTAAAACTGGCGACATAGATTTCACTACCACTGGACACAGTAGTGGTGACACCTACATGATTATTCTTGAGTTAATCAAGAAGTACGACTAGTAGATGGCGATTTCCAGATCGCAAATGCCAATGCAAGTGTCACCTTCCTTTGAGGAGGAGGGTGGCATTCGCTATCTAAATGGTGGTGGAACAGCAAGAGATCCTTATGCTGGTCAGGGATCTAGGATGTTCGCGAACATTCTGGGGAACCAGATGGGTTTCAGGAACGCGCCTTTTGTTGGGCAAAGACTTACTAATTTAGCAGACACTGGATTTCAAAGGGCTGGGCGAAGATTACAGTTTTTGCCCGGAGCCAGACAATTTGGAAACCTATTGAACAGGGTTGGCAGAAGAGCTAATCAGTTTACTAATTTCAGGGATCGTTTTAACCCTGTAACAAGATTAATCAACCCCCAAAGGGGAGGACTCTTTGGCTTGAGGGGGAGGGGTGGCCCATTAGGGTTTGGTTTAATTAACAGGGCGCAAGCTCCAAGACAAACATCAGGAACTGGTTTGTTTGGGTTGAGAGGCAAAGGAGGTTTGCTAGGGTTTGGCTTGTTGGGTAGAAGAGGAGGCTCAAGGCAAGCTTCAAGGCAACAATATGGTGGTTCACCAAGCATGTTAGG